GTATGGTCGGTAGGTCATGCAATAAATGGAGTTATAACTTTAATTAATCAATCAAGTTGGACAGGCAACGGAGCAGACACATTTAATGCAGATAGTCAAAGCGCTCAAGTTTACGAAATAGAATACAATGCGGGAGCGATTAGATATACGGTAAACGGTAGAACTGTTCACAGGGTAGGATTGTTAACTACTCCTTACGCTGCGGATATACATTTTCCTAGTAGCATGGTTAACGAGAATACTGGAGGCTCTACTACTAATGTAGATTTATTTTTTAGAGCGGGAGCTATTTACACACTAGGAAAAGGCGAAGGCGTAGCTAGACCTAAGTTTATAACTGGTACTACTACAGGCACAGTAATTAAGACGAGTCCTGGCAAGCTAGAGCGCATAGTATTCTCAAGAGATGGAACTGGAGCTAGTACCTCAACTATGGAGATATATGATGATAATGTAGCTCCGCCATCAGCAGCTACTCAAGTGGGTAGAATAGATTTGACAGGAGATGGAGCAAGCGAGATAGAATACGATTTTATTTTTAACAAAGGACTAGTAATTATAATTAGCAACAGTGGAGGCGGTGGCACAATAGGAACTACAATAACATTTGATTAAAACTTACTAAGACATGGCAGACGATAAGGTAGCATTAGAAATATTTATAGAAGCAGACAAAGCTGAAATGACTCTAGGAGATTTAGAGGCAGGCTTTGACTCTATGAAGGAAAGGCTTAAAAATGTTGGTAGAGGCAGCGAGGAGTTTAAAACGCTTTCTACTGCAATGGCTCAAACTACAGCAGAAATTAAGAATATAGAGCTAGGCTTTGAAGGACTAGACCGAGAGCAGGTAGCTAGTGAAATGTCAAGCGTTGCGGGTGGTATCGGAGATATTACAGCCTCTCTTGTTTTATTAGGTGGCGAGAATGAAACTATAGAGCAGATAGGAGCAAGTATAGAGAAAGCTATGGCTATTTCTATGGGGTTCAAAGGAGCTATAGAAGGATTAAGCTCTGCAAATAAACTTTATAATAATTTACTAAAACAAGGTAAAGTCGCGCTTATTGCTAAGGCAGCAGTAGAGAAGGCAGCAGCAGCAGGCACATGGTTACTTAATGCAGCTAACAAGGCATTGAATACTACAATGAAAGCTAACCCTATAGGGTTAATAGTTACTGCTCTAGGGTTAGCGGTAACTGCAATGGTATATTTTAAAGATGCGATAATAGATGTAATGAACGTGGCTTTAAAGCCTTTCCAATTTATTATTGATTTACTTATAGATGGATTGCAAGCTATGGGCATAATGGCAAGTGATGAAGCTATAGCACAGGAGAAAGCAGGAGAAAAGAAAATAGAAAACTATAAGAAGCAAGCTAAACAACTAGAGAAATTAAGAGAAGCGCATGAAAGACTATCTAAGAAAGTAATAGGCGATTTGGAATATGAACTAGAATTACTAAAAGCTAAAGGAGAAGATACAGCAGAAGCAGAATGGGATATAGTAAACCAAAAAAAGAAAGCAGCACTAGAAGCAAAAAAAATAGCTATAGATGAATATAAAAACTCTCAGAAGTTACTAGATTTAAGAAAGGAGCAAAACAAAGAGATTACTAACGAAGATATAAAAGCTCACAATGAGTTGGTTAAAAATTTAAAAGCTACTGGCGCTGCCTATACAGAAGCAGAAAGAGAGCAAACTATATTTTTTGCCAACCGTAAAAGACAAAGAAAAGAGGACAGAGAAGCAGAAGCAGAAGCGGATAAAAAAGCATCAGCGGAAGCATCTAAAAGGAGAAAAGCTCAAAGAGAAAAGGATAAAGCAGCAAAAGAGAAAGCAGCAGCAGACCAAAAAAAGATAGACGAGAAAGCAGCAGCAGATGCTATTCAACTAGAAAAGGATAAGATACAACTACTAGAAGATTTAGAAGCTAAGGCAATAGAGGATAAAAACGTAAGAGCTTTAGCAGAGTTAGAACTTGCTCAAGAAAGGGAAAGGCAGCAACTCATAGAAAAGTACGGAAAAGATACTGAGTTAATGTTAGCTCTGGAGGAGGAGCAGATGCTACAAATGAATACTTTAATAGAAGGCATTGAACAAGAGGCAAGAGATAAGAAAGCGGAAATAAGACAACTTGAATTAGATGCTCAAAAAGAAGCAGACGCCAAAGAGATAGAAGACGAAAAACAAAAAGCAGCAGACAAGCAAAAGATTAGAGAACAAAGTTTAGCGGCATCAATTCAAGTAATAGAATCAATAAGCTCTTTAAATGAAATGGCTTTGCAAAATGATTTAAAAAATGCAGGAGACAATGAGAAATTAAAAGAGAAGTTAAGAAAGGCAAGTTTTGAAAGAGAAAAGAAGCTAAATATAGCAATGGCTTTAGTAAATGGCGCACAGGCTCAAATGTCTATATTAGCACAAACACCTAAAGCAGATTTTGGAATAGCTACAGCTATAGCAATGGCAGCAGCAGCAGTTACAACTATAGCACAGATAGCAGCAATTAAAGCTACATCCTATCAGGGCGGCGGTAGTCCTGCAGCCTCAGAGTCAGCATCAGTACCAAGTGCAGGAGGAGCAGGCGCAGCAGGAGGAGGAGCAGCCATAAGTCCAGTAACTAACACTAGCACAATACTAGGAGGTCAACAAGTATTCGTTACTGAAACAGATATAACAGAAACACAAAACAATGTAAGCGTAATAGAAGAAAGCGCAACTTTTTAAGCACAAAAAAAGCAAGTGCGACAACACCTGCTTTTTGACCTACTCCAATAGGATTTAATCTCTATGACAAAATTATAACACAAATATAATAAAAAATTTTAAATAAACAACACAATGGAAAAGATAGAAGTATTTGAACTGGTAATAGACACAGATGACGAAAGCGGAGTGACAGCTATAGCTTTAGTAGACCAACCTGCAATAGAGTCTAATTGGATGGCATTTAGCAAACAGTCAGAGTATAAGTTTAACATTAAAGACGAAGAGAAAAGAATTATAGAAGGATACTTTATGGTAGCCGATTTACTTATTCCACGAATAGGAGAGAATGGCGAGAAATTCTTTGTAAAGTTCTCAGCTAAGACTATTGAGCAAATTAGAGAAAAACAAAGTAGGTTAGGTTTAAACAATAACTTTAATTTAATGCATGACCCTAGACAAATAGCAGAAGGGGTTTATATGTTAGATAACCTTATTATCGACAATGAAAGGGGAAAGGTAGCTCCTAAGGAATTTGAGAAAGTACCTAACGGTTCGCTGTGGGGTTCTGCAAAAGTTGATAACGATGAAATATGGGAGCAAGTAAAGAACGGAGAGTTTAAAGGCTTTAGTGTTGAGGGTATGTTTAAACAACTTGAGCCAGTTACAATGGACGAGGAAACAATTAATAAAATAATTAAAACAATACAAGACTTTGAAAAAAGTATAGAGGACAATGTACAAGTAATAAATAATAAAACAATAGATAATATGAGCAAAGAGACTTTAGACAAAGTAAAAAAATTAATCTTCGGCGAAGAAACAACAGAGGTAGCTGTAGAGGCAACTCCAGAAGTAACCGAAGTTAAGTTAATGGCTGCAGAATTAGCAGACGGTACAATGATTAACATAGACCCTGCTTTAGAAGTTGGTGCAATGGTAACCGTAGAAGTAGAGGGCGAAGTTGCTCCAATGCCAAACGGAGATTATCCACTAGCAGATGGAACTGTAGTAACTGTAATGGAGGGAGCAATTTCTGACATTAAAGAAGTAGAAGCAGAAGAAGAAGAAGCAATGGAAACAGAAGCAACTCCAGAGCCAAAAGCTGAAACTGTAACAGAAGCAAAAATCAGAAAGATTATCGAAAGCACTGAAACAGTATTTAACGAGCAATTCGCAAAACTTACAGAGGAGTTAGAAACTGTTAAAGCAGAATTTGCTAAATACAAAGAAGAAGCAGATACAAAAGAGAAAGCTATGTTTTCAGCAGTAGAGGAACTAGCTAATGAATCTAGTGTAGCACCAATTAAGAAAAAAAGAAGTGGAGTTATATCTCCTAAAAAGAAATCAATTTTTACAGTAAATAAATAAACATTAAAAAAGAATAATTATGGCATTTAGCTTAGGAACATTATCAGCATACATCGAGGACCAAGACTTTCCATTGATTGCACAGATGCAAGCAACTGGAGGATTAGCAGAAGTAGCTGACATTCAAACAGGAATTAAAGGGAGTTCAAACTTACAGTTTTTATCTACAGACGTTATTTTTGGAGCAGATAGCTGCGCAAGAGTAAACAACGGTACTACTAGTTTAACTCAAAGAACTATCACAGTAGGAGCAATCGCAATATCTGAGGACTTATGTATTAAAGACCTTAACGGATATTGGGCGCAAACTTTAGTTAAGAAAGGAGCAGCAGGAGAGGAGGAAATGCCTGCAGAAATTGAAGCGGTTTATATGGCTAAGAAAATGAACGCTATTCAAAACGCTTTAACTATTGCCGACGTACAAGGAGATGTACTTTCAGCAAGTAATCAGCTGCAATATTATGATGGACTTTTGAAAATTGTAGATGCAGGTGCGCCAGTAGATGGTAACACAGGAGGAGTTACGGTTGCAACAGGTATAACAACTGGGAATGTACTCGA